ACTGAGTACCCAAGACAATGACTGGCTTAAAATTTTATCGGTTGGCGGGAACGCTAGTTCTACTGTTTGCGTTATCCAAAACGACCAAGGTACAAGCACAAGCTGCTGATATTGGCGATATATCTGAGCTAAATGGCTCAGCACAAATAGTAAGAGACAAACCTTACGATGCAAATTTAAAGTTTGCTATACAAAGCAATGACGAAGCTATTACTGCTAATGGCAGAATGGCTATCACTTTTCTTGATGACTCCACAGTAAAACTTACCGAACACTCGCAATTATTAATAGACGAATACATCTATGACCCTGACCCATCTAAAGCAAAAATGGCTCTTACCTTTGGCCTTGGTACAGCCAGGTTTATAACAGGTAATCTAAATCGCATAGACAAACAAAACATTACACTAAAAACACCTACAGCAAACATAGCTATTCGTGGTACTGATTTTACTGCAACCGTTGATGAACTAGGTCGTAGTCTAATTATTCTTTTGCCAGATGCTTTTGGTTTATCTAGTGGCGAGATACTTGTAACAACAGGTATGGGAACAGTTACACTTAACAAACCTTATCAAGCAACAACTGTATCTGTTTTTGAGTCAAAGCCAAGCAGTCCAGTAATTTTAGACTTAACTTTAGATATGATTGATAACATGCTTATTGTCACGCCACCAAAAGAAGAAGTCATAATACAAGAAGAAGTAACAACTAAAAAAGCTAATATATTAGATTTTAATGATTTAGATATAGATTATTTAGCTGAAGATTTTTTATCTGGTGATGATTTAGAATTTACAGAATTAGATATAAATTATCTTGATGTAAATTATTTAGAAGACTTGCTTAATGTATTGGATGCATTAGCTATAGCAGAAGATGAGGACGCACTTGCTCAAGCAACTAGCACTCAAATATCAGGAACACTTTTAGGCAAGGACCCAGACACTCAAATTACCACATTAATAACAGGAAATATTATAAGTCTAAGAAGAAACGTTAATGAATCAGTAAGATTGGATTTAAACGGTAGTGACTCTTATACGGTTATATTTATACAAGATGGAATATCAAATGTTATTAAAATAAATGGAGGGAGCGATAGTGTTATTACTATCACTCAAAGTGATTAATGAACAAAATATTATTACCTATACTTATAATACTATCTTTACCTTTAGTATTTCAATCTACACCCACAGAGATACTTAAACTAAAAATCTTTGATGCTTTTGTAACAACACCAGAACCTAGTGGTAATTTTGTAATACTAAATATAGAAGAGGGTGATGTAGCTAGAGAGGGTGGTTGGCCTATACCAAGAAGAAGTCTTGCACAAATACAAGTTGATTTAATAAACAAAGGAGCCATAGGAGTAGGTTGGGTTATCTCTTTTCCACAATCAGATAGAATGGGTGGCGACGAAGTATTTGCACAAACTTTAGGTTATACCAATTCTGTATTAGCAATGTTTGAAAATCCTAACGGTAAATATCCAAAAACTACAGGCACTGTAATTAAAGGAGATAATCCTGGAGGCATGTTTACTCAAGGAGTAGTTCAAAATATTGACATACTGCAGAAAAATTCTTCTCAAGGAATTGCATCTGCTCCAGTTGATATAGATAGCCTAGTTAGAAGAATGCCTTTGTTATTAAAAACTCCAGATGGATATGTTCCTGCTTTTGGTACAGAAGTTCTAAAAGCATTAACAGGAGCAAAAACTTATATTATCACTACAAATGATAATGGTATCCAAGAAATATCAGTCAGAGGAATATTGCCAGTTAAGACAGATAGTCTTGGCCGCAAGTGGATAAGTTGGGTTGATACACCACAAACAACTTTAGAAGAAATGGATGTAGCAGGCAAGTTTGTATTTATTGGAACTACTGCTAATGGAATCATGCCACAAGTTGCAACTCCAGTTGGATTATTAGAACCTCACAAAATACAAGCCGCATTATCTGAGTCAATTTTATTAGAAAACTCTCCACATATTCCAGATTTTGCTCTAGCGTTAGAAATTTTAATTTTTACAATATTTGTGTCTCTGACATGGCTTGTAATCAATTATCTTGGTATAACCAAGGGCGTAAGTATAGCTATAATTTTACTACTTACTACAGCCTTCTTAGGAGTTTTTAGCATCCAAAAAGGTTATTTAATAGATTTTTCATGGACTTTTGTATCACAATTCATAACTGGTGCTATTGCTTTCTATTTAAACTTTAGAAAACAGTTCAAATTACGTCAACAGATTAAAAAACAGTTTGAACATTATCTTGACCCAAGACAAGTCAAACAATTACAAAAGAATCCAGAATTATTAAAACTTGGTGGCGAAAAAAGAATATGTACTTTTTTATTTACAGATGTCAGAGGTTTTACAAACTTATCTGAAAAGTTACAACCCGAAGAAGTAACTGACATTATGAATAAAGTTCTTACCGTACAAGTAGATTGTATTCAAGCACATGGAGGTATGGTTGATAAATTTATAGGTGATGCATGCATGGCCATTTTTAATGCTCCTTTAGATTTAGACGAACATGAAAAACGTGCTGTTGCTTGTGCTAGAGATATGCGTACAGCAATTCGTCTATTACAAAAAGAATTACCAGAACCTATTGCAATTGGCATAGGTGTTAATACAGGTGAAGCTATTATTGGTAACATGGGTAGCAATACTAGATTTGATTACTCAGCTATAGGAGATGCAGTTAATACAGCTGCAAGATTAGAATCCGCTACAAAAGAAGCAGGAGTTAATTTATTGATTGGAGAGTCCACACGTGCAAAAGTACCAGAAGCTACGTTTTGTAAGAAAATGTATGTTAAAGGAAAGAAAAACGCTTTGAAAGTGTATACTATTTAAGATGAGTAAAGTGTTAATAGGAATTATATTGGTAATGGGATTAACAACTTATCTATTGTGGAATGAAAATTCTAAACTTTCTTCATTAAATCAAGCATTTGAACTAAGAGATGCAGAACAAAAGATGGCAATAGAATCATTACAAAATGATTTTGCTACACAAACAGAAGGTTTACTAGCCATACAATTACGAAACCAAGAAATAGAACAAGATATGTCAAGGTACCTTGACATATTTAAACGACACAATTTAACCAGGTTAGCCGCAGCTAAGCCAGGACTAATAGAACCAAGAGTAAATAAAGGAACTAAAGATGTATTTGATAGCATTGAAGAAGATAGTCGTAGCATCGACAGTCTTGATGATGGCTTGCAGTTGCAGCCTGATACCAAGTAAACAACAGGTAGAAGTTATTTCTAAACCTATAGAAAGAACTATAGTACAACCAATTATGCCCAGGGAAATAGATTTAAAGGACCCTTACTGGTATGTAGTGTCAGATAAAAATATAGAAGATTTTTTAATTCAAATAGAAAAAGACCAAGGACAAGTAGTATTTGTTGCTATGTCTGTACCTGATTACGAGCTTATGGCTTACAACATGCAAGAATTAAAACGTTATATTAACGAGCTTAAAGAGGTTGTTGTCTATTATAGAAAAGTAACAGTTGGCAAAAAAGATAATTAATCTGTTAAAATCAAGAGACCATTAATATTCAAGGGAGGATAATATGGATTTTATAAGCAATACGGTAATGTGGGTAACTGCAATTGTAACTGCTAGTTCGATTATAGCAGCGGTCACGTCGACCCCAAAAGACGACGTTTGGATTGGTAAACTATATAAATTTATAGATTTATTAGCGTTAAACGTACTTAAGGCCAAAGATAAATAATGGCTAAGGCACCAGACGCGTTTGTATATAATGCGACTTTGGAACGAATAGTCGACGGTGATACTTTCGACTGTTCGTTAGACCTAGGATTTGATGTCAAATTGCATAAACAACGCGTAAGACTTGCAGGCATTGACACACCAGAATCTAGGACAAGAGATTTAGCAGAAAAAAAACTTGGTCTAGCTGCAAAAGAAAGACTAAAAGAAATTTGTTCTGGTAAATTTAAAATAAAATCATTAGGAAAAGGTAAATATGGCAGAATACTTGGCATCCCTTACACAGAAGATGGTAAAGATATTTGCCAAATGCTCATTGACGAAGGACACGCAGTTGAATATCAAGGCGGTAAAAAAGCAAAAGTATGGGGAGATTACTAAAATGAATATATCAAAAGAAGGTTTATCTTTAATTAAATCTTTTGAGGGTTGTAAATTAGAAGCGTATTTATGTGCAGCCAATGTTCCTACAATAGCTTGGGGCAGAACTAAAGATGTAAAAATGGAAGATACTTGTACTCAAGAACAAGCAGATAAATGGCTTGAAGAAGAAATTGTAGAATACGAAGACCATGTTCACAAGGCAGTAGAAATGCCTTTAAGTCAACATCAATTTGATGCTTTGGTATCTTGGACTTACAACTTAGGGCCAAGCAATTTAAATTCATCAACTATGCTTAAAGTTTTAAATAAAGGTGACTACGAGGATGTACCAGCACAAATTAAACGTTGGAATAAAGCCTCAGGTGTTATAAAAGAAGGATTGATTAGACGAAGAGAAGCAGAAGCTTTATTGTTTGAAGGTAAAGATTGGGAGCATGTATAAAAAATGCCTCTTAACAAGATTTTATTTAAACCAGGTATAAACAGAGAAGGAACCGAATACGATAATACGGGCGGTTGGTTTGACGTAAATCTTGTACGTTTTAGAAAAGGTAGGCCAGAAAAATTTGGCGGTTGGTCAAAAGATGGTGAAAATTCTTATTTAGGCACTGCAAGAGCTTTGCATGCTTGGACCTCTTTAGGAGGCACAAAATACTTAGGACTTGGTACAACTTTTAAATACTATATTAAAGAAGGAGACGGTTACGCAGATGTTACCCCCATACGAAAGACTACAACTGATGGTATTGTTTTTTCTGCTACTAATGGCAGCAGTGTTATAACAGCAACTGATAATAGTCACGGGTCAGTTATAAATGATTTTGTTACCTTTACAGGAGCTGCTTCTTTAGGTGGATTAGTAACCGCAGCTGTATTAAACCAAGAATATCAAATAACATCTGTTACTACTAATACTTATACTTTTGTAGCTAAAGATACTGATGGAAATACTGTTACAGCAAATAGTTCTGATAGTGGAAATGGAGGCTCTGGAGTAGATGGAGCTTACCAAATTAACGTAGGATTAGATGTTTATATTACTGGTACTGGGTGGAGTTCTGGTACTTGGGGTGAAGGAACTTTTGGTTCTACCACAGCTTTGTCTGCTACTAATCAGTTAAGACTTTGGACACATGACCACTTTGGCGAGAACCTTATAATAAATCCTAGAGCTGGTGGTATTTTTAGATGGGTAGAAAATGATGGCCTTACAACAAGAGCTTTAAACCTTTCAACTGTAAGTGGAGCTAATTTAGTTCCAACAGTAGGATTACAAGTTATTACTTCTGAAAAAGATAGACATTTAATAGTGTTAGGAGCAGACCCAATATCAAGCGGAGCAAGGACTGGAACTATAGACCCAATGCTTATAGCCTTTAGTGACCAGGAAAATGAATTAGAGTTTCAATCATTAATTACTAATACTGCTGGAGATTTAAGATTATCTTCTGGCTCTTCTATAATTGGTGCAACCAAATCAAGACAAGAAATTCTTATTTGGACTGATACTGCTTTATATAGCATGCAGTTTGTTGGCCCACCATTTACATTTGCAGTTAACTTAATTAATGAAGGTACTGGCCTCATAGGCCCTAAAGCAGCAGTTACTTCTGCTCAATCTATATATTGGATGTCATCTACTAACTTTTATGCGTATACAGGTAGCGTGCAAAAAATACCTTGTACTGTTCATAGTTATGTATTTAGTGATATAAATTTTAATCAATCATTTAAGACTCATGCTTTTACTATTACTGAAAAATCAGAGGTTGGTTGGTTCTATTGTTCATCTAGTTCATCTGAAATAGATAGATATGTTATTTACAATTACGAAGACAATGTTTGGTATTACGGTCAATTAACAAGACATGCTTGGCTAGATAGCGGTATAGAAGATTATCCTAGAGCTACTTTTAATAATTATTTATTTCAACAAGAAAATGGATTTAATGATGATGGTAGTCCTATGACTAATGTATTCATAGAAAGCTCAGACTTTGAAGTTGGTGAAGGTGAACAGTTTGCTTACATACAAAGAATGTTTCCAGATTTTAAATTCTTATCTAATTCAGATTCAGGTAAAGTAAATCTTGTTTTAAAAACTAGAAACAACCCTGGAGAATCTCTTTCAACCAACTCAACATCTTCTATAGGCTCAACAACAGGACAAATAAGTCTTAGAGCTAGAAGTCGTCAAGCTGTTTTAAGAGTAGAGTCAGATGATGATGCGGACGGTAATGATAATGTAGGTTGGAGACTAGGAGCTACTAGGTTAGATATTAAACCAGACGGCAGAAGATAGTGGCAAAATTACTACCAACAAGTCTTCCACTTGCTCAAGGGGACATGTCTTCTGAAATTTTTAATAGATTAGTTAGGATTCTTGAGTTAAACTTAGGACAGTTCGACCCAAATCGGACGCCGCAGTTCAACGAAACAGAGATTGCGCAATTAAACTTTTTAGAAGGTGATGTAATCTGGAATACTTCTCAAGGAGTGTTGCAAGTTTATATAGGGAACAGTTGGACTCAACTACATACACCTAACTCACCCAATAATGGTTTTAAGGCTACAGCTTTTTTAGGTGCTGTTTCTGTTATAACAAAAGGTGATATAGCAGTAAATATAACAGTAACTTAAATTTTAGGATATTTTTATATGTTTGCAAAACAAAAGATACAGGAAGAATCATACAAGCTAAAGAACTTATTGCTTGGATTTCCTTCTGACTGGTTTGTTAACAAAGATACTTTAGAAAAAGCTAAAGCATCAATACCAAATATTGTACAGTTTTATGCAAGTCATGGTCTTGAAGACCCACAAGAGTTAC